TGCTGGCAATGGTTTGATATACGTTAAGCCACAAAACGGTCAGGAATTAGGGGAGCTACATGACACAAAAATAACTTCCCCAACAAATAATCAAGTTTTGGCTTATACGGCTGCTACTGATATTTGGGAGAATAAAAGCGTAACAACCGCACTCGGTTACACTCCTTTAAATGTTACTGATACAACCTCGCTGAGCAATAGGATTAATGCAAAGGTAAACATAAGCGATACGGCAAACATGCTTAATCCCTATCTTAGAAAAGTAGATACAGCAAATTTTGCAAGTCAGGACGCTCATGTATTAGCTGGTAAAAGATTTATGGAAATTGAAGACCACATGTATAGGGGGGCGGCTGCCAATTGCCCGGGGCAATTAACAGCAAGTAAATATAGGCTTTGCGGAACTTGGCAGGGCGGTCAAGAAAATGATGTGAATTATATAGTTGGTTATCAAGGTTTCACTTTACAATATGAAATTGGCGGAAATACACCTTATCTTTTTTATATCCCTTCATCAAATAAATTAATTTGGAGTACAAGAGTTAGAATACCTATTTTAAGTGCTGGCACACAAAAATTTTATGCCGTAATAGGTTGTCTAAGCGGTACTCAATCTACATCAGCTACAAATAGCGGAATGCGCTTTTTATATGATTTAGATGGAACGACAACCGGAAGCGCGGCATCTTCAAATTGGCAGGTATGTACATCTACAGGCTCACCACAAACAAGAACATATACTACTACTAATGTAGCTGTATCAGCGAATACATGGGTTAAACTTAGAATAGTAATTAGCAATTCCGAGGCTTTATATTATATAGATGACGTATTAGTAGCGACACATACAACAAATATCACGGGCGTAAACATTTTCCCTGCTCATACAATGAACTATATATCAGGAGCGTCGGATAGAGTAATGCACTTTGATTATTCAACTTTACAAATTAATTATAATACTCCAAGATGATAAAAAAATATAAAATATCAAAAGACGGTAATACTATTGAGTTTTTAACTTTTCAAGATGCTCAAAATTTTATCAATGCAAATCCTGAATGGTTAGGTGTTCAGATTATAGAATTTGATGAAGCAATACCTCCGCCTCAAGTTATAGTACCTTTTGACGTACCTACGTGGCGATTGCGTGCAATCCTTGCAATAAACAATAAAGAGCAAGATGTTGAAAATGCTATAAATCAACTACCTGAGCCTAATAAAACAATAGCAAAAAGAGCTTGGGATTTTGGTAGCAATACCGAGCGCAGTAGCCAAACGGTGGTATTTATAAAAGGAACTTTAGGATTAACCGATGAGGAGGTTGATAATTATTTTATTGATGCACAAAATTTACAAGCGTGAATGCAAAATTTGAATTTTTAAGCGTGTGGGTTTTGGGTTTGTTTGCAATGCTTACTAAGCATGATGTATTAATTTACATTGCGATAGTTTACAATATTATTGCAACTATTAAAAACATCCCCGGAGCGTGTAAAAACATTAAAGAATTTAAAAACAAAGTATATGCCAGAATGGTTAAAAAGGATAACTAAAACGGACATTCGCAATATCCTTGCAATTATTATCGTAATCGGTAGTTTTCTTTTATTGTATTTATTGCAGGTGCGACCCATCCCGGAGCAAAACCACGACCTTGTATTAACGGCGGGCGGCTTCATTTTCGGCGGTGCGCTTGCAGGTGTGGTGGGCTTTTATTTCGGAGCTACAAAAGGCGATAAAAAAAGCAGTGATGTTGAATAAATACATATTGATATTATGCCTTTTCGCATCATGCGCTACGCCTAAAAAGCTCGATCGGTTGATGAATAAGCTACCGGAAGCAGCGGCGAAGGAATGCGCTGAAAGGTATCCTGTAAAGGAGAGTATCGATAGTATTATTGTAGTGGATTCCGCTGCGCTCAAAAATTATGAAAATGAGTTATTTCTATTATGGAAACAACTCGACAGCGTTTTATCAATCGGATGCGATACCATTACAAAAGTCAAGATAAACGAAATAATCAAAACCCTCCCGGCAAAGACTGAAACGAAGGTTATTACCCGCACGGTTGAGAATACGGCAAAGCTGGAGGTATTGAAAAATGATTGCGATAAAACAATTAAAAGCCTATCAGAGGCAAATACGCAAAATGTAACGAAGCTGCATCAGTTGGAGTTGAAAATAGAAAAACTAAAACGCCGTAATATATGGCTATGGTTAATCATTATTGCGCTTACCGTCTTTTCTTTTAGAAAACAATTAATAAGAGGTTTATGAATAGAGGAATTGCAATCATTCGCAAATATGAAGGGCTAAGGCTGCAAGCCTATATTTGCCCATCAGGACTTCCAACAATCGGTTTTGGTGCGACCTTCTATGAGAATGGGTCAAAGGTGCAGATGGGCGATAAAATAACCAGAGAACGTGCCGACCAACTTTTATTCTTTCAGGTTAGTTTGTTTGCAGGCGAAGTAAGGCGTACCGTTAAATCAACCTTGAATGATAATCAACTGGGTGCACTTGTATCCTTTTGCTTTAATGTCGGCGGCGGCGCTTTTAGCCGCTCAACACTTGCAAAAAAAGCGAACGCAAATCCAAACGACCCCACCATTCGCAATGAGTTTATGCGTTGGACAAGGGGTGGCGGTAAGGTGCTTCCGGGGCTTGTTAAGCGGAGAGAGGAAGAGGCCACTTTGTACTATGCGCCTCTGTAAATTGCCGCTTACCTTTTCTACCAAACGGCGGGTAAATGCAGGGTGTTTTGCTTTTATCCCTTGCGTAAATAATAGTAGTATGCCCGAGGTTTAAAAACCTCGCTAAGTCTGCAACCATTACATATTTGTACGATAAAAATATGTGCCGTATGAAATGCGTTTTGGCAATTACCTTCTCCAATTGCCGACCTTTCTTTGCTTTAATTGGATCAATGCCATGCTTTTCACATATCGACTCCCATTCATTTTGTAGGTCGGGCTTTTCGTTTTTATAATCCTGAAAGATAATTTCTTTTTCCACTACCCTTTTTGCGCTCAAAATAATATCGTGAATTTTTTTTAGTAGCTTTTCAGGCACTTCATCAATATACGCCTCAAGGTGCGATTCAATAGCTTTTACAGCCTGCTGAATAGTCATTGTTCGTTTTCTTTTTTATCGTTTAAAAAATCTTTATGTTCAGGGTGCTTTTTATCCATCCAGTCTATATGCCTCCCCCACATATAAGAGAGGCACGCTAAAAAGCAAAAGAATATGAATCCAAAATAAATCACGGTTGATATATGAAGCCGAAGCCGCTCCTGCTTTTGATTGATAAATTAGGTATCTTTTTTCGTAGGTTGAAGAGTTGCACATCTAAAACCCTTAAATTTGTCTTTTCTTTGCCCCAAATATCTGCAACTATTTTCTCCCTTGTTAAAACTACATTGGGATTTTTAATGAAGTAGGTTAGTACTTCAAATTCCATTCTTGTTAGTTCGATACCATTAAAGGTTTTTGTTGTGTTATCTATCATAATCATCATTTTTAAATTCCATAATATTAGCCCTCCACCATTTAGAGAACTTGTCTTTCGGATAGCTCATCGCATACGTTTCGCATGCCACTATTGTAAGCAGCAAGACGATAACAATTGACATAATTAAAATAATTGGAAGCATAAGCATTGTTTTAAATTATTAAATCTTTTTCGCTTGTTAATGTAAATACCTGAAAGCCGCTTTGAATGAGCTGGGTATGTCTGAACCTTTGCAGGTCGGTCGGCTCCCTTCCCGGCTGCTTTACCTCAACGAATACCGTCTGACCATTCTTTAGGCACATCAAATCCGGGATGCCGTTGAAGTTGGTTTGGATTAACTTTACTACTATCCACCCCGCCCGCTCAAATCGGGCTTTAATGTTTGCTTGTATTTTGGATTCCATAATTAAAAATTATGCCCGATTAACAAAAGGATTACAATTATCGCAATAAAAATGTGCGATTGCATTGGAGTCAAATCATCTGATTGTTTTCTGTTCATGGCTGTTGATTTTTATAAAAGTTTACCGATTAATTGAGATAAATAAATGAAAAAAAGTATTGTAAATAATAATAGATATGTAAATATATAAGCACCCGCAATAACTCCTAATTCAACTTCATTCCAATTTTTGTATTTTATCCTTTGATAAACTGCATAAATCATTATTATTAAAAAAATAAAAGTAGATAAAATTGCCATTCCTTTTAAATCTGATTCAGGTATTGGCTTAGAGTTTCCGCTTGTTGGTATTGGTATGATTGTCGGCATGGCTGTTGATTTTTAAAAAAGGGGGCAAAGCCCCCGGGGGTTAGTTAAGTTTTTTATTTGCCCATTTTTCTGCATTCTTAATTGTAGCAAAAGTTTTGAATTCTAAAACCTGCTCGCTACCATTATAAATTTGAAAGAATGAAGCTCTTACAGAATTTGTTGCATCTGTTGAAATTCTTACCGCTTTTGTCCCTGTTTGATTTTTTAAAGTTGTCATGGCTTTTTTGTTTTGTTACACAAAGATAAATTAAATTTTAATAAAAAAAACTTTTTTACTAATTTTTTTTAAAAATATTTTTTACTCAATCCCGTACTCATTCTTAAAATAGCTCAAAGTATAGTCTTTTTTATCCTTTACAGCCTTGTAAATCTTCTCCTCAATCCCACCCTCCGCAAATAGCCAATAAACCTTTGATGCCTCCTCCCGGTCTTTATTCTGCATCCGTGCCCGCGCCTGCCAGTAGGATACGGCGCTAAAATCAATATTAAGCATTATTAGGGCGTCGGCGGTGCTTAAGTTAATACCTTCACGCCCGGATTGGATTTGCGAAAGAAACCACTTAGAATCGCTTGTGGCGAATTCCTGCGGGTCGGTCGTGAATTTGTCGTATCCAAAAGTCAAATGGAGCATAACCTCTTCGGCTTTGTACTTATAAAAGATGGCTATCTTTTTACCTTTAAAATTCTCCTTAATCCAATACGCCTTTGAGCGGTCAAATATTACGCCCTCTTCTTTTTCATCTATAACCGTACCCGTGTACACCTGATGCAGCTTACTGAGTAGCTTCGCCCCGGTATCCGCTAAAATTACGTTACCATCCCGCCCGGTGTAAACCCGGTCCCTTTTCAGTTTATCCGCTAAGTAATAGGTTGCACCTTGCATCTTTATTCCGATAGTTATTTCATCAACCTGCGCCCTAAACCCCGCCTCCTGCTGGGTGAAAGGGATAATTAAATGGTCTGTCATTTGTTTAATTTTTGTTTGGTTTGCGTTTGAGTAATCGTTTACTTTTAAGCCTTTGAAATACTTTAATCTTATATCCACATAATCCTTTGCCCATTTGTAAAAGTTAATGTAATCTTTGAACGGACTGAATGAGCTAATATAAAACTGATGGAAGATTTGAGAATAGCTTTCCGGTGTTGGCGTGCCGCTCAAATAGATAATCGGTTTGCCCTTACATAATTCTTTCAGCTTTTTAACCCTTTGCGCTGGCTTCGGATATTGCCCCAACCCATGCGCTTCATCACAAATCACAATATCAAAAGGCTGCTTTACGTGGTGGATATTCTCATAATTCGTTACAATAATATCTGCCTTCAATCCTAACCGCTTATGGTCATCCAATATGCCGCTAATTACTTTTTTCTTAGTCAGGAATAGAATAACCTCCGCCCCCACCTTTTCAGCGGTTAATAACGCCGTGACGGTCTTACCCGTGCGAACCTGCATTGCTAAATACACTAAGCCGTGTTTCTTAATGATGTTTGCAGCAAGATGGCTTATTGATATTTGGTAGGGGCGGGGTTGCATTAAAATAGTCTTAATTGGCTTTTAAATGTATTAAACCGCTTTTCCTGAGCCTCAAAATAATCTTTATCTAATTCTATACCTACAAAGGATAAACCCGATTTATAAGCCGCTATACGGCTCGAGCCGCTGCCTAAGTGTGTATCCAGTATTTTATCCGTTGGCTTTGCGTAGTTTTTGAAAATCCAATCGTAAAGGGCAACAGGTTTTTGGGTAGGGTGGATTCTTATTTCTTTGTTTTTCATGTTTTGTTGCAACATGCCTTGCCATTTAAATTTATATTTTCTAACTGAAGTTTTAAAAGAAGTCCAAGCTAACTCGCAATCTGCAAAATCTGTGTTTCCGTTGTCTTTATCCCAAACAACCCAACAGCTTGAATCATGTGGAATTTTGCTTATAAAATGATTTGCACCAAAAATCATTTGATTTTTACTAACTCTTATTAATTCATTAAAATATTCAATATTCGGCGAACTTATATCATTGCCGGCAAATGCCTTATAATCTTTTGATTTTGCAATTTTACCTCTACTATTATTTTTTGATCCATCCTCCCCTATCCCATACGGCGGATCGACAACTGCTAATTCAAAATATTTATCCGGATACCCTTTCATAATATCCATGCAGTCGGCGTTGTAAACTATTGATTCAGGATTGAGCATTAAAATAAAGTTGGCGCAGTTTTATTAATTTCAGTTTTTGCAAAGCCTAATTCTTCAATCTCTTTTATCTTTTGCTTTTCAGATTGCAGCCATGCATTTGCCTTTGTATAAAATTCTTTTTTTATTTCAAAGCCGTATGCTTTCCTTTTCAATCTTTGAGCCGCAATTAATGTACTTCCTGAACCTGCAACCGGATCGATAACCACATCCCCCTCATCAGTAAAAATTTCAATCAATGTTTTTAATAATTCAACCGGCTTTTGTGTTGGATGAAGTTTTTCATTTTCATTATCCCGTGGCCAGTCAATGCAGTTAAAAATCATTTTGCCGTTATTCCTGAATTTTGGCAACCTATCCCGGTATAAAATTAACCCATATTCGCAATTACCGACTATCTTCATATTTGCCTTTAACACCTGAGCCGAAAAGTTTTTGCGAAAAACTAAATTGATATAATTGTTTAACCCGTATCTTTTAGCAAGCTCTATTAAATACATTTGTTGGTCAAAAGCACAAAAAATTATCATACAGGGCGCTTCACTTTTTTGCCTTGGTTCACCCTCAACCTTTTGCTTTTTGGGTTCGGCTCGCAACATTGTTGAGCAAAAGTGCATAAACTCAGCAGGGCGAAAATCCTCATCAGTATCAAAAAAAGATTTGCCTGCTAATTCGCTTTCACCATTTGAATTATCGCCGTCCTTATACCATGCAGGGTTTGAAGCATAAGCATTATTGCCTAAATTATAAGGAATATCCGCAATGATTAATTGCGCCTTTGGTATCTGATATCCTTTGTAGTTTTGAAAATGATCGCGGTAAATCATACTTTAAATTTTTCATTTAAATAATCCTCTGAGCTTTTGCCTTGCATCTTTTGCCCATCCTCAAAGGCTTGAGTTATAAGAAACTCATAATATTTTTTCGTAATATCCAAAGCCTCTTTTAATAATTTTCTTGATATTTCATCAGTTACAAAAGGGGTATATGTACGATTGAATATTAAATCTTCAACCTGTCTTTCTAAATGATCTAATGCTGGATGGTTTGACATGATTAATTATTTATGACATTAAATGTTCTCTTATTCGCAAAGCATTTTTATATGCATCTTCATAATTTTTAAACTCATGAAGATAATAAGTGTAATAGTAACTGCTAAACCTATTATCAAGTAAAAAAGCAATGCAACTAAATAAATGAAAAACATAAATTGATTGACAACTTTTATGACCACCCGCATCTATTCTTAATAAAAAAACCTTATCCCTTGAATCAATAATTGTATCCCTTAAAAAAGCTAATCTTTTTTTCCGATTTTTAAAGATTTTACCGGGGTTTTCATCGCCTTCATGTAGTTTAAAATAATGTATAATGTGCTCCATTTGATTTTGTTTAGCTCGTTTTAAAATATCCCCCCTGCCCACTTTAACATTTATTCATCAATAACCTTTTAAATAAATATTAACAGGGGGGAATGATTTTTTTGGTTTAGAATGGCACGTCTTCGTCAATGGTTACTAAAGCGGCGGCGGGCTTAGTTAGTAAGGAGTTCCAAAACCTCTCAAAAAATTCTAACTGCTTACTATTATCATAAACCATTTGACCCTTTACCTTTACCTTTTCCAACTCAGGTAATTCGCCGGGGTTGTCTTTTGACCATTTCCACTTCAGCGCTTTGCCGTTCTGATTGACAAAGATCGTCGTTTGCGGTTTGCCGTTGTCGCCGACCTTACTCGATGCAATCAGTTTAACAGGCTGCTTAATGTCAGCGTTCGCAATAGCATTGGTAAGCCCACGGTAATAACCGGAATCAGTGCGAACCTGAACAAGGTACTTTTGCCCTTCCTCTTCCAAAACAAGTTTCAGCTTGCGGAACTTAGTACCATTGTACTCATCATCTTGAAACTCGATACTGGTAATTAACCCCTCAACCGCATCAAATAACTCAATGTCGCCATTGGCGCTTTTGCGGGCGAATTTGCCCTCTTTCAAATTCAGGTAGGTAATCCCTCCCGATGTATTGGATAAGC